GACGCATGGGGGGTGAATTTTGACGACAACTGCGACGTGAGCGATTCCGCCAATTTCGCCGAGTCACCTCTGCCAGAGACGTGGGTATTCTTCGCGCTAACGCGGGAGGCTGCGATGCTGACAGGTTATTGGGCAGAACTTGCTGAGCAAAGTTTCGATGTGGATCGGATTGTGAGTTGCGACTCGCAAGCGCTCGATATGGCGGGCGCATTTGCACAGGGCCTGAGCGCCGTCGGTAAGGACGGCAATACCGATATCGTCGCGGATGTCGATATGACCCAAGTCCGGCAATGGACACGAGTGTTGAACCCAGCGGAGCTGATTGCCGAAAAGAATTCTCGCTCGGTCGTGTCCCCGACTTCGCTGTTCGCCTCGAATCCGCTTCAAGGTGCCGGGGATATGTCGGACGAATCGGGCAATGGCCGGACAAGTTCCGCGACCGGAGTTCTGACGACCGTCGCTGGACCAGCGAACTAACATGGCGAACCAGAAAATCTCTCAACTACCGTCTGCGACGACGCCATTGGCGGGCACCGAGCTCGTGGCCATCGTGCAAGGCGGGCAGACACGCCGCGTGGCCGCCCGCGCAGTAAGTTCCATGGGCTTTGAGGTGTGGCTGGATCGCACGTTGTCATCGCAGTTGGTCTACCTGGGCGAGTCTCGCCATCAGCTCACGCCCGACCAGATCATCGGCGCAGGAACGTAGCCCATGCCTACGCTCAGCTGGACCTGGACCACTCTTCGGCAAGCCTTGCAGGACTGGCCGGTCAACGCGGGGGCTGCCTACGTCGCCGCGCTCGACACGATTGTCGGCATGGGCGAATTGCGTCTCGTAAGAGATCTCAACCTCGAAATCTTCGATCATGTGACGACGATGGTTGTCGAGGCGGGCGATCGTGTCATTACCAAGCCCTCGAACCTCATTGCGACACGTTCGCTGCGCCTGGGGCCTGAGACTTTCTACCTGATCACGGAGGATGAGGATGTGATCGGGCTCGAGGACGGCAGCGGCGGGGTGCTGCTGGAGTCGGCGGTCGACGCCGCGGATACACGCACGAGCGAGCTCGAGCAACGCTCATGGGACTTCTGCCAGGAATTCGCACCCGATCCAGTGCAGACCGGCCGTCCGCGCTACCGAAACGAGCTGAACGATACGCAGTGGGAGATCGTACCGACGGCCGATGCGCGCTACGGCGCCGTGTGCCGCTATGTGCGCCGACCGACCGATGCGCTTAACAGCGGTGCGCCGAATGCGACGAGCTGGCTGTCGCGCTCGGTGCCGGATGCGCTGTTCTCCGCGTGCCTCATGGAAGCGGAGCACTACCTGAAGGCCGACGATCGATACGCTGATTTTCAGAAGAAATATGAAACCGAGCAGCTGCCTGTCGCGCGCGCGGAGCTGCGCAATCTGGTCCGGGCAGGCGACTACAGCCCTGTTCGTCCCGCTGCTGAAACGGTGAAGTAGAAAGCCATGGCCGACACATTCTCGAATCTGCTGCGCCTCCGTCTGCAACAGACGGGCGGCAACAACAATACCTGGGGCGCGCTGCTCAACGCCGCATCGGCGCAATTGCTTGAGGACGCGATCGCCGGCGTCGCCAATATCGTGGTGGCCGGATCCGACATCACATTGAGCAGCGTCAACGGCGCCAACGACCAGTCGCGCATGGCGGCGCTGAACCTGAGCGGTTCCCCGGGCGCTGCTCGCAACATCATCGTGCCGGCGCTCTCGAAGCCGTACATCGTCGTGAACTCGACCGGATTCGACATGACGGTAAAGACAGCGGCCGGGACGGGCGTGACCGTGCCCAACGGCGCGCGTCAGTACGTGTACTGCAATGGCACCAACGTCGTGGCAGTGCAGGCCGATGTGCTCGGCAACGTCGCCACCGCCACCAATGCCCTGCAGCTCGGCGGTGTACTCGCGGCGAACTACGCACGCCGCGATGCGTTCAATCAGCACACGCGCGGTTTTGCCACCACATTCTCGGCCTTGACCGATGGCTCGACTGTCACGGCCGACTGCACGCTGTCGAACCGGTTTCGGGTGGTATTGGCCGGCAATCGCGCACTCGCGCTGACCAACCCAGCGGACGGGCAGACGATCGAGATCTGGTTCGTGCAGGATGCGGGCGGTAATCGGACGATTGCATGGCCAGCGAATGTGCGCTTCGGGATCGGTTCCTCTGCCGCGTTGTCCACGGCTGCGAATGCCGTGGATACGTACAAGCTGACCTATCACCAGGCGTCCGATCTGTGGGTCGCGACCGCAGCGCGAAATGCCGCGGCCGCATCCGGCGCGTCGACCTTCGACCTCTCCTTACCATCGAACTCGCTCGATATGCGGATCTTCGAGCTGGTCGGTTCCCCGGGCGGCATCGTGGAGATCAACCTCACCATTCCTGCCGGCGTGCGAGTCCTCGCCTCGTCCACGTCGGCCTATGCGCTCGATACCACGGGCTTTGCCTCGGGCTCCACGATCAACCTGTTCAACGGCGGTCACATCATTGGCCGCGGCGGTGCTGGTGCGATGGGCAGCGGCTACTCATCTCAGGGCGATGACATGGGAAACCGCGGCCGCCGCGGCGAGAACGGCGGTGCCGCGATTCTTGGACCCGGCGCGGGACGCACGCTGAACATCCACAACGCCAGCGGTTTCATCTGGGGCGGTGGGGGCGGTGGCGGCGGCGGCGGCTGTACCGTGAATAACGGTCAGACCTCTTGCGGTGGTGGCGGGGGCGGGGGCGCCGGATTCGGATCCGGCGGCATGGAGGGCAGCGCGCTGGGCCAGTTCAATAACGTGGGCGTTTCTGGCAATCGCGGAGCCGCCGGCACGTACGACAGCGGCGGGGCCGGCGGCACGGGTGCGAGCACCGGCGGCTCCGGTGGCACAGGTGGTGCTGGTGGTGGCCCAGGTGATGCGGGCAGCGCAGGCGCATCGCCGACATCGAGTACGCACTCGGCGGCCGGCGGCGCCGGCGGGAGCGCCGGAAATGCGGTCGCCGTCAACGGTGCGACGGTCACGTTCGTCTCGGGCGGCTCCGCGCCCAACGTTGAAGGGGCGGTCAGCTAGAAATGGCGGGTGAGCGCAAGCAACCGGCGGTGCCGCTTGATCTGGGCAAGGGCCTGCTCATGGATGAGACCGCGCGCGGCGCCAAACGCCGCTGGCGCAACGGCAACAACGTGCGCTGGCACAACGGCCTGCCGCAGAAGATGGGCGGCTTCATCGAGCACCTGGTGCGCTTGGAAGAAGATGAGTCGGACGATCCAGGCCGCCAGTACACCGGACGAGCGCGTTCGTACCTGGAGTGGGATTCCCTCGATGGGCAGAACTGGATCGCACTCGGTACGCACTGCAAGCTCTATCTGATCAACAACGATCTGCTCTACGACCTCACGCCGGTGCGGCACACGAGTTCCATCGTGAACGGCTTCACGACCCTGAACGGTTCTCCTGTCGTGACCGTGCACGATCCCATGCACTTAGCCCAGGAAGGCGATCATGTGCGGTACTCGGGCAGCGCCGCGGTCGGTGGTATCACGATCGCGGGCGAGTACGGCGTCGTCTCCGTCATCGATCTGGATAACTACACGATCCAGCACGGCGCATCCGCGACGAGCGGCGCGACCGGCGGCGGCAGCGTGGTGGCGGACTACGACATTCCTTGCGGCCTGGAAACCGATGGCACGCTCAAGGGCTACGGTACCGGCCCCTACGGCGAGGGCACCTTCGGCACCGAACGTAGCGACTCTACCTTCGGCGGCTTCGCGCGCGTCTGGTCGCTCGATAACTGGGGTGAGGACCTGCTGGCCTCGCCCAACGGCGAGACGCTGTTCGTCTGGGAGCGGCGGCTTGGACCCGGTTCGCGCGCCAAGCGCGTGCCCGGCGCACCGGAAAACATCGAGCACATGCTGGTCGGGCCTGATGATCGGCACGTCATTGCGCTGGGCGCGAACACGATCTCCACCGGGCAGCAGGACCGCATGTTCGTGCGTTGGTGCGTCGGCGATAACTACGAGGATTGGCTCGCGACCGACACCAACGATGCCGGCAGCAAGCGCCTGGACGTCGGCTCGCGCCTCATCACTGCCGTCAAGACCCGCCAGGGGATTCTGATCTGGTCGGAGAAGGGTCTGTACGGCTTGTCGGTCGTGGGCGGTCAGCAGGTTTACGCGATCGAGTTCCTCGGTGAGGCGCTGAAGATCGTCAGCAAGCGAGCGGTTGCGGATGTTCGCGGTACGCCGTACTTCATGGTCGAGAACGACTTCTGCTATTGGAATGGCGCGCTGAACGTCCTGCCGTGCGAGATCCGGGAGTACGTGTTCGGCACCCCAGAGTCGCCCGGCATCAACCGCCAGGCGCAGAGCAAGACGCAGATGACCTTCATCAAGGAGTTCAACGAGCTCGTCGTTGATTTTCCCGCGGCCGACTCGCTCGAAAACAACCGCCAGGCAATCTACAACACCGAAGAGCACTGCTGGTACGTCGGCTCGATGGCGCGGGAGACCCGCGGGGACAAGAACGCGTTTCTCGGCTATCCCGTCGGGTTCTCCGGCGGTCGCGTATGGCTGCACGAGAACGGTGTTGATGCCGGCGCCGGCGTCGCGCTGCCGGTGCTGCTCGAAAGCTACGAGGCGGAGTTCGGCGAAGGCGACTTCGAGATGCTGCTCAATCACCTGATCCCAGACTTCAAGCGGCTGGTTGGCAGCCTGAGCGTGAGCGTGTTCGGGCGAGACTATCCAGGCGCGACGCTGCGCACCGTGAGCGCCGGCGCCGTCACCGCGACGACGCAACGCCTGGATCCACGTTTCCGCGGCCGCCAGGTCGGTATCCGTGTCGAGTCGAACGCCACCGGCGTGGACTTTCGCATGGGGCAATGGCGCGTGATCGCCGGTCCGATCGGAGCGCGCTGATGACCGTGCGCCAGATCGGCAAGACGGACATACAGTTTCCGGATGAGAAGCTCCGGCGCCTGATGGCGCACGTCAACCGGCTTACGGAGGAGGTGCAGCAGATTCAGGCCATGCTCGATGAAGGGCAGCCTGGCCAAGTAATGACGAAGCTCACCGGTCGTGATTACGATGCCGGCTGGGGTACGGGCGGCGGCAGTAGCGCCGGCGAGGCCAACATCGCGGCCAATGTGGGAGACGGCGTCGGAGTCTTCCGGGACAAGAGCGGGGTTCAGCTGAACTTCCGCTCGTTGATCGGTGGCGCCGGGATCGACATCGTCATCGAAGCTGATCAGATACGCATCACGGCGACGGATTCCGCCGAGCAGCTCGAGCCCATCGTGATCGCCGGAGTGTTCGCATAGATGGCGAGGACACCGACAGTCTTCGGCGACGGTTCATTGTCTGGCGGTGTGGGTGTGCTGATCGGCCCGGTCCCCACCGGTGAGCGCTGGTATGTGACGCGCCTGGACTGCTGCAACACTTCATCGACGCAGGCAGTGGATGTGACGCTGTACCTGCGCACGACCGGCGCCACGAACCGGCAGTGGAAGGGCGCTCAGCTGGACGCCGCGGGCGGCCACTGCGAGGCGATCGACAGCAAGGCCGTTGAGCTCGAGGAAGGCGACATGATCCTCGGACAAGCCTCCCTCGCCGGCGTCGTGACGTTCTACGCTGCCGGCGTCCGGGAAGTTTGAGCCCATGCGCAACTTCACGCCCGATGGACGTCTGAAGGTCAGCTCGAGCTCGGGCGGCTCCGGCGCGGAAGAGGCGTCGTTCGGTGCATTGCTGCGGGCCGGGTTCCTCACGCCCTTGTTGGCGGACACGGACGGCATTGCGCTGCTCCAGCCGCTCTCCGCGACCGCAGATGCCGACGGTCTGGCGCTGGCGCAGGCACCGACAGCAACCACCCCGTTGGTCCTGGAAGCCGCAGCGGCCGCCTTGATCCCGCCACGCTGGATCACCCTGACCTCAATCGCCGACCTCTCGGCGATCACGTTCGCCGTTGTGGGGCAGGATTCAGACGGCGGTGCACAGAACGAGAACCTCGCAGGTCCCGCGGGTGCCCCCCAGGATGCCGACGGCATTGCCCTGGCGCAGACGCCGGCGGCAGCCACGTCGCTGGCGCTGGAGGCGGCGGCCGCCAACCTGGTGCCGCCACGGTTGCTGACGTTTACCAGCGCCGGCGATCTGTCGGGGGTAAGCTTCGAGATTATCGGCCTGGATGAGGGCGGCGATCCGCAAACCGTGCCGGCCTTCGCCGGCCCGAATAATCAGACGCTGACCACGGTAGAGCGCTGGAACGCCGTCACCAGCATCACGCCGAACGCGACCAGTGCGATCACGCTCACCGTGGGCTGGCCTGATACGAGCGCGACGGTCATGAGCCTGAACGCCTATTCGGCCGTGAACTCGATCACGCCGGACGGCTCCTCGGTGAGCAATGTGCAGGCGGGCTGGCCGGACTCGACACAGTCGTTCCCGCTTAAGCTCACGCTCGGGATATTCGATCCGTCTCGGCGTGTCACGCTCACGAGCTCGGCCAACCTCTCGGGCCTCGATTTTCAGTTAAGCGGAACCGATGCGCAGGGTGCGTCGATCAATGAGATTCTCGCCGGGCCGAACAACACTACCGTGACAAGTGTGGCCCGCTTCGCGGCGCTCACCGCGATCTCTCCGCTCACACTGGGCACCGGGACTCTCTCTGCAGGCTGGCCCGATGAAGCCTACTCACTCTATGTCGCACCGACCGCAGTGGAGATCTCACATCTGTACGCGCGCAATACAAATGCGCTGCTCCAGACTGTCGACATGACATTGGTCGTGGATGGAGTGGAGATTCCGTGGCTGATCTTCGATCTGGATGAGGATGAAGTGGTGTCGCTGTTCAGAGGCGAAGCGGCATTGCCGCTCAGCACCGGCAATGAAATCAGGGTAATGAGTACGACGCCCGGCGCGGTTTCGTTTACGCTTCATGGGCGGGAGCAAACAGCGTGAACAAAAGCTTGGGCGTATGCTTGAGAAGCACTTAGGCCATTCTGGGGTTATGATTCGCCCCGCGACCGCTTTCGATGCGGTCAACATTGCGAAGCTGCTGAAAGCCTCCTGGGTCTCCCAGGCCGCCGAAGTTGCGCAAGTGAACGATCTGCGAACGATTGAGCACGTAGCGGGCATGCTCAAGGATTCGATCGTGATCGTAGCTGATCTATCTGGGCGTCTGATCGGTGCGCTGGCATGCGCGCTGATGCGAGAACGCTGGAGTCGACCGGATGATTGGTTCCTGTGCGAGGAGTGGTTTGTCGTCTCATCGCACTGGGTCACGCGCGGTATTACCGAGCGGCTGCTAGCGGAGGCGGAAGGCTTTGCGGATCGTGAGCATCTCCCGCTCTTGCTCGGCGCCAGCCTCATTTCCATGCCGCTCGACCCTCTCCTGAACCATCGTCCCGGCTACCACCGCCTCGGCGCCCAATACTTGCGCATGCCGATGCAGGTGGGCGATGAGATCGAGGCAAGCACAGAGCTCGAGGCGCAACCAGCCTAACGCGTGCACTTCGTATTCGGCGGAGGTGCCATGATCGAATTCATGGTCATCGGTGCGCCTCGCTCAGGAACTGCATGGGCAGCGAACTTTTTCACCACCGACACCAGTCTGTGTCTGCACGATCCTCTATGGCAGACGCATTACGGCACGCTTGATCGATTTCAGACCGTCAAGCGCTTCGGGATTGCCTGCACCGGATCCGCACTGTTCACGGATTGGCTCGCTTCGCATCCGGCACCCAAGGTGATCCTGCACCGGGAATCCGCTGAGATCGATGAATCGCTCGCTGAGCTCGGACTGCCGCCCCTGGCACCGATCTGGCGCACCGGGCTGCTCAATCGCATCGACGGCCTGCACGTTCACTGGCGCGAGCTCTTCGCAAAACCCGAGCCGATCTGGCGGCATCTGATGCGCGAGATACCCTTCAATCGCGAGCGACACAGCTTGCTATGCGCTCTGAACGTGCAGATGGCCTTTGAGCGCATCGCAATCAATCGTGACGCTGCGCAGCGGCTGTTCGGCGAGCTCGCGCAGGTGGCTGTGCGGAGTGCGCCGTGAGTGCGCTACGAAAGATGGCTCCAATTCGTCCCGCTAAGGATCTGGCGGACGTTCCATCGCGATGTGCCAATCGTATTGGCAATCTTCTCTGGAGAAACGCCGCGCTCATGCATGGTACGCACCGCGCGCACATCACTTGGCGTAAGCATGGCATTGCTGTTCTTCTCCCCACGCGTGTCACCGCTTCTCCAGCGACCATTTCGGACCATGTCCGCTCGATTCGCCTTTCTCGTGTCCCAACGCAGGTTATTCAGCGTGCAGTGCTTCGGATCGTCATCTGCGTGACACGCCTCTTTTCCTGGCGGGCAACTACCGACGAAAGCTTCAAGCAGCATCGTGTGGATGCTCACAGTGCGCGCGCTGCCACCTTTCGAAAGCCGTACCGATGGATATTGGCCGGACGGTTTCAGAACTCGGCCGCGACGTTGTTTGCCGGACGTGTCTATGCGATCGACGCTCCGCACGCGCCCCAAGTCGCTGACTTCGTAGAGCCATTCGTATCCGGAAACTGACTTCCAGACTTCCATGCGCATCAACCTAACAGAAGACAATCCGATCGAGCTGCTGGCGAGCGGCTTCGATGCCGCGCCAGTCGTCCAAGCACTGAAGGAGAACGCATCGCTCTGGAATGAGCACAGGATGCGCACTGCGGACACCGGACCTCATAGGGATACTTCGGATATTTGGGTGAGATGTCTGGACTGGGAAATCATGCGTGATAACCCAACAGCATTCAATTCGCCTCACGATTCAAGTTGGTATCCGGCAGCGCAGATACCTGCGATCAAGAACGCTGTCCTTTCTGTGCTCTCTTACGTTGGCGGCTTGATCCTCGGCGGCGTGCTCATCACAAAGATTCCGGCTGGCAAATCGGTGTTCCCACATATCGATGCCGGTTGGCATGCCCGTGCGCACTACAAGGTCGCATTGCAAATAGCTGCCGATGAGCGGCAGGAGTTTTGCTTCGAGCGAAAGAGATTAGTCACCAAGGCCGGGGATCTCTTCGCTTTCGAGAATGCGTACACCCACTGGATAACCAATCCCAGTGATACCGATCGCATCACGCTGATCTGCTGCATACGCGTCCATCCGACAGGACGGTTACTGATGTCGGAAGGAGGATAAAGCTTTGCCATGGGGAGTTGCAGCCGCCGCGGTTG